CTCTGTCTGCTCGGTATATTTGCTCTCCTCTGCAACTGCCTGCACTTCTGTAACAGATACGGTAGGTGCGTGATTTTCTCCCCATAACTTTAACTGCTCCCCTACCGTGCCTGCTATTTCTGCGTTATTTATCACAGGTGCTACTCCTGCCTCTTTTGCCTTCTCAACTGCGTTTAATATTGCCGTCTGTGTCTTCTGTATCATCTCATCTCTTACCGTGTTTGCAATTTTCGGTGCAATATCGTCTGAACGCAATAGAAAAAATGCACCCAATGCCATTCCTATCCTATCGTCAAGACTTTTTGCAACTTCTGGGATAATCTCATAGACATCTAAGTCCATAATATCCTCAATGCTCTGTCTGGTACTTCTGCCGAAATGATTGCCCACTCTGCGATAGTTTTTCTTTAACAATGCCTTCAACTCGTCAATGTAACTCTCATTAAGGTTAAGTATCTCCCCTGTTGCTGAATACACCGTGTTGAAATCATCTGCTAACTGTTGATAAAACATAATGAGGTCTGCCGTTAAGAGTGCCTCTAATGCCTTCTTTAACTCAATCTCCTCTTTTGCCTTCTCTCTGGCTTTATAAAGTGTGTTATTTATTCCCTTATTTTTTGCCATTGTAATAACACCTCAAATCTTTCAAAATGCCTTCAAGCCAATCAATTATGTATCCTATGCCTTCCTGCTGACTTGCCATTGTTTGCCCTGTGAGCAAAAATAACATACTCATTCCGTTTATATGTCCTTCAAGATAGCGGAGAGTGTAATATAACCTTTTCATCATACTTTCGGGAGTAGTCTTTGCATTAAATGTCCTCTCTGCATTCCCCACGAATTTTGAATAATCTTTATCTAACTCTTTTTGCCCTTTGAAGAACTCAAAATTTACTATATTACTGTTTTCCATATATTCTCTCTACTGCCTTCTGTATGTCCTGCTCGGTGAATATTTTTTGTCTTTCCAAAGTTGCTCGGAATTGTTTTATTTCCTGCTCCTGCTCCTCTGGTGTTTTCTGTGTGTTTTCCTGTGGCGGTGCAGGTTGAGTGTTTGTATTGCTATCGTCTTCCTGTGCAATAGGGTTATTACCCCCATTCACTCCAACAATCCCTAACGGCATTTGCATTGGCGGTGCGAAAACAATATCCCCATTTTCGTTAAGGTCTGGTAAATTGAACTTATTACGAGCCTCATTATATGTACAAATTCCCAGACGCACTACCTTCTCATCTGTTTCTGCAAGTTTTTCCGCAAATGCGTCAATATCCTTCGTATCATAGTATATCTCGTAATTATCTCCGTCTTTTTTCTGGTATCTGCCAAATATCAACTGTGTCAATGCCTCTAACACGAGGTCAAAAGAAGGGAATATAGCCAAAATGTACAGTTGCCTCAATGCCTCTGATAAATTATTGTATGTCATAGTTTTATCGGACACTAACGGTCTTGGTATCTTCAATCTGGAGTACAATACCCCTTCTATCCACTCAACCAGATTTGCATAGTCCATATCTCTCGGACTTAATGCAAAACTGTCAAATTTTGCATTTGTACCCTCAAATATTAACACCTTCCCTGCGTTTTCTGCTCCCGAATAGAAACTCTGAAACTCTTTTCTTGCTCTCTCGTATGCGTTATCACTCATCTCCTCATCAAGAGTTAGCACCCCACTCGGTTTAAGTCCATTTTGCAATAAGGATTTATTATGTACCGCACCTTCTATATACTGCTCCATTTCCAGATATAACTGTGTCAATGGTGACATTCCCCAAAGGTTGCCAACATTAAATTTCGGATTGAAGAATTTAATATGCTTTAACTCATAGTAAAATCCTTTTTCATCAGTTGCCTCGTATCTCCAATTCATAAAGTTTAACTTAAAATTGAGTATTCTGTTGCCGTCTGTCCATTTGTATGTAGTTGCCAATGATGTGCCTGCTCCCATTATTACAAAGTCCTGCGGTTTAGCACAAATCAACTCAATAATATCCGTATTCGGTGCGGTACTCTGTGCAATAACAAATGCGTTGCCTGTGATTAAAAAATAACTCATCAAACTACGCATAAATTCTGTATATGTCTGGGTGTAATTTCCCCCCTGTAATACTTTCAATGCCTTTGCAGGAGTGCTAATTGTATTCTCCGTGTCCTTTATGAACTCTTTATTTTTTTTGTCATACACGGATAAATAAATTCTGCTTGCCGTTTCTGCAATCAAGTCCACCGCATTCGCAATCGGTGCAATAGTGCAATAGTAATTGATTGCTCCCAATGCTGATAGCCAACCAATACCCCTGCTATACCCTAACGCAAATGCTGAATAAAATCTCTCAATACTTCCTAAATCGGAATAATCACTTCCCAAATCCGCTGATTTTTTCTCAAAAAGTCCTGTTAATCTTTGTATAAATGATTTCTTTTCAAGTTTGTTGCTTTGTTTGTTGCCCATTTTCTTTTTTTCCTTTATGGTTTACTCTACCTGCTCCCCATTTCTTTTTTATTATACCATAACTGAACAAATTATAGTCTTCTTACTCGTATTCCTGTCGGTTTACCTATCTGCTCCATAGCCAATACCACACTATCTCGGACATCATCGTGAACAGGGTAATTATTGATTAACTGTTCAATCAAATTGTCCATTTCCTTCTTGCTCATCTCGGAGTTTATGAACACCTTCCTATTCTCAAATCGGAATGACTGTGCCTCTAATCTGCTGATTTTATCCTTTACCGAGGTTACTTCTTTAAGTCGTATGTTTTTCGTGCGTTTTACTTCCTGTGTGAGTTGCTTAAATGCTCCTATTGCCTCTATTGCAAATACACTCGGATTAAATCTGCTATTCCAACTGTCTATTGCGTTCATATTTGCATTAAAACTATTCTTCATCTCTGCAACTCTCTCAATATACACATTGAAATTTTTATCAGTATGCAGGATACAATATCCAGAAAAGTCGTTTAATTGTTTCTCCCCACACGCAGGATCTAATGCACAAATCGGTGTTAATTTTACCCCTGTCTGCAATAACTCGGAGTGCTTATAGAACTGTATCCAACTTTCCTTGATAATACTACTTTCATCATCACGCACTTCGTTAAGGTACTCTCTGGAGAAGATAATACTTCCGATGTTAATTTTCTCCTGCTCTATCTCCTCTTTGCTCCACAATTCCTTCCACAGTATTCTGCCGTCTGGGTAAATTATCTTAAATACCTTTGTGCCTTCCCCTGTGTGCATAAGGTCAATTTTACTAATTGCCGTACCCTGTATGTGTACTGCGTGTTTTTTGCTCTTTGCTCTGGCAGGGTATAATGTACTCCAGAACCACCGATTTTTCTTTTCTACTCTCTGTGCGTTGTTAATATCCTCATCATCATACAAATCATCAGCGATTATGCAATCTGGTCTTTTATTCTTGTACTGAATACCTCTCAAACTCTCTCCTGCACCTACGCAAGAAAAAATTACCCCATTTTTAAGCACAAATGTCTTCTCTGTCCACTTCTCATCTAATGCCCTCATATCTCCGTAAATGTCTATCAACATCTCATTACACTCAAACTCGGTTTTCATAGACACATTCAAATTGATTGCCTTTGATGAGGTGTTTTGCACATTCAAAAAGTGTTGAAACATCTCTGGTCTGTTTAATCCGTAGAACATCGGCAACAAAAATCCCTCAATAGTGGTTTTTGCGTGTCCTCTGGGTGCAAGAGTTCTGGTGAGTTTATCTTCAAATGTGCCTATCATATAGTTATGCAACTCTTCACAAAATGGTAGGGAGAATTTGTCTGGGAATAAAAACTTACCCCAATTCAAAATATCTCCCTTTTCTGCACATCGCTTTATTGCCTCTTTGCGAGCCTCATATAGCAACTGCCGTTTTAACTCTGCTTTTGTGTTGTCTTCCCCTGCCACTCTGCTTACCTGATTACCTTTTCTGCATAAAATCCTGCTCCCTTAATCAAAAGTGAGCCACCTGTCTTTGCTCCGTAGTCTGTTTCTGCCTTTGCTCCACACTTTGGGCATACTGCGTTTTCCTTCTCCGATATACTCATAAAATCCTGCCACCTGTGTCCGCACTTCTCCCTGTCGGTACATCGTAAATTATATGTAGGCATACTTCTATATTCCTTCCTTTACCGCCTGTTGTGCCAACTCCAATACCTGCTCATCTGTGAGGTCTGATAGACTTATCGGTTTTTCCTTCTTTTGTCCGATGTCTATGCTCAATCCAAATTCTTCACTCAATTTTTTGGTTAAATACCACTTTGCCATTTTTGGATCGTCTAATGCACCGACTACCGTATTTAATGCCTTCAAAATCGGTTTTCTGCGAATTTGTGCATATTTGTCAGCCATTTCTGGGTGATTTTTGATAAATTCGTAATATGTCTGCCTGCTAATTCCTGCGTGGGAACAGGCAAGAGATACATCTGCACCAATAGCAAATGC